CGGCACGTCTGCCGTTTGCATCGACCGTATTACGCAAGCTGTCGCGTCTACCAAGCTATGCGTGTATTCGTCGAAGGGTGGCAAGCCGGTCCCGATGAAGCGGCTAGAGCAGATCCGCAAGCACGCCGGGCCGATGTTGAGAAAGCGGCTAGATATCGTCGATGGCTTGAAAGAGATCACCGATCCTAATCATCCCGTGCTGAAGATGATGGATCGTTGCTGGCCGGGTGGGAACTTCTTTCAGTTGGTCGAGCAGACTCAGGGGCATCTGTGTCTGACCGGGAACGCCTATTGGGTCAAGATTAAAGGCCCGAACGGCTACCCCGTGCAGCTCTGGCCCGCCAATCCCGCATCCGCCCGCGTCATCAAGGATCGGGTGACGTTCATTGGCGGCTACGTCTACGGCAAGGCTATCGAGACGGAGATCGTTCTTGCACGCGAAGACGTGGCACACTTCAAGAATCCCAACTTCCAAGATGACCCGTATATGGGCCGCTCGGATATCGAGAAGTGCTTGCTAGAGACGGACATGGCCCGCCTGATCGTCCAGCATGGCATGGCGACGCTATTGAACGGCTCGGCACCAGGTCAGATCATTATGCCGATGGAGAACCGCAGTTGGTCCGACCGCGTGCGGGAGCAGATCGAAACGACCTTCCGCCGCAAGTTCAGCGGGGCCGACAAGGCCGGGCGAACGATGGTTCTCTCAGAGCGGGTAGAGGTGAAGGAACCCAACCCGTACCAACGCGAGCTTTCCTACCTTGTTTCATCCGATCAAATGCGGGACCGCATCTGTAACGTGTTCGCGGTGCCGGTGGCATTGCTGACGCTCGATACTGCCGCCCTCGCCAACGCCAAGGAAGCGGAGCCGCAGTTCTATAAGTTCGGCGTTCTCCCCCGCCTGAAACGGTTAGAAGATACGCTGAACGATCAGGTAATGCCCGACTTCCGCGAGGCCCTCGGGGACGATTCGCTGTGTGTTGGTTTCGAGAGTCCGAATCACGACGACGAGATGGAAAAGATCGCGGCATTTGTGGCCGCTGCCGGTGGCCCGATTATGACGGTCAACGAGGCCCGCGAAAAGATCGGCAAGCCGCCGATCAAGGGAGGCGACAATCTGCCGCAGGCCCAGACTTCGCTCCTTGGCGGGTTCGGCGGGTTCACCCCCGGCCAAGGTCCGCCCATTCCAGAAAAGCCGGATATTCCGGCAGCGGAAAACGGCAACTCTTCGATACCGTCGAATAGTTCAAATGATTTGAAGGATCGTGCAGCGGGAAAATCCTTTGGGGGTGATGTTCTGGCGGCCCCGGCTTGCCGGTGCTGTGAATCTCACCCCCGTTCCACTCGTGCCGCCCTTGCCGCCAAGGACAACAAGCGGGACGTGTCGCGGTTCATCTCAGACACCGAGCGGCGGCTGATCCAAGCGGTTATCGAGTGGTTTCAGAGCTTGTTCGCCAATCTCGACCCGGCTCAGGTTGCCCAATCTGGCCGCATCGAGCTGTCTACCACGTCCGAGGACGGCGGTATCGGCCGCATCCTCGAAACGTTCGCCGATGCTACCGGCAAGCCGCTGGCCGAGGTTGCCTTGTTCGGCTACAACTGGGGAGCGAAGGAAACGACGCGGCCGGTGCCGACGCTGGCCGAGTTAAACGCTCCGGCCCTCGCCGAACTGCGGAACAATCAGCTACGGCTAGCGTCCAACGTGCTTCAGTCGGCCGAGGACGTGATTCGCGGTTCCCTCGAGGCGGCTATCGCCGAAGGTAAGGGCCTTGCCGAGCGTACCGCAGCGGTCAAGCAAGCCGTAGCCGACCTGCCGGGTTACGCTGCCGAGCGTATCGCCCAGACGGAGACGACGCGGGCATTCTGCCAAGGCCGGGAGAATGCCTGGAGCCAATCGGGGCAGGTGGTCGGCAAAGAGTGGCTGATGAGCGGAAACCCGTGCCCGATTTGCGTTGCACTCAATGGAAAGAAAGTTCGCCTAGGTGAGCCGTTCGCCCGTGCTGGCCAAGTGGTCGGCGGCGTGCGGATCAAGCGTGATATCCCCAATCCGCCGGGGCATCCTAACTGCCGGTGTGATATAGCCCCCCTCTGGGAGGAAGACCTATGAACCTGCAAGAGCGTATCGACCGCATCGCCAAGAATCCCGTTCACCGCGAGGCGGTTGGCGACGGGCTTGTGCTAGTCAAGTCAGCAACCATCGCAACCCCGTACGTCGATCACGATCAGCGGCTTGTGAAGGGCATCATTAGCACGCCGAACGTCGATGAGGATCAGGAAGTTGTCCAGTGCAATAACCTGTCCACGGAATACTTCCCGACCAATATCAAGACCGTGTACATCGATCACGATTACAACAAATACCCGCTTGGCGTGGGTGTTTGCCGGTCGATGGCGGTTCGCGGGGAGAACCTGTACGCTCAAACGTACATTCTGCCCACATCGCTAGGCGACGATCTGATGGTGGCTATCGAGCATGAAGCGGTGCGGCACTTCAGCATCGGTGCCCGTGCAACCGATTATGGACCGCCCACCGAAGATGAGATCGCCAAGTACGGTCCCCACAAGTGCAACATTCGCAAAGGCAAGCTGATCGAGTACAGCTTCACGGCAATGCCAGCGAACGCCAACGCAATGATGGAGCTTGTTAGCAAGTCGATGATCCGCCGGGACAATGCGGTAGCCCTTGGCCTGCCCGATACGCCAGTTCGCAAGTACTTCCCGACACTTGGCGACGCGGATATCGTCCGTGCTAAAGTGCCCAAGGTCATCGAGGTTGACGGTATCGAGATCGTTGTGCTATGATTATCCCGCTGCTCCTCTCTCCTTTCGCCTCTGCCCTGCCTTGATTGGCGGGGCGAGGTTTCCAAGACGACGCGGTATCGACCGTTATTCAGAGCGTCTAGCGTAACCGCTGACCTATCTGGAGCCGTGCGAAGACCCCAGTTGATCGGGATTCACCCCTTTCACCCGGAGTTTTACACATGGCACAGAAGATCACGTTTGCCGGTGCCGTCAAGGTTGCTAAGGCCCTTGGCTACGCTGGCCCCGAAAAGTTTGAGGATGTCACCAAGTTCCTGAGCGAGTCCGAAGGCGAGGTTCTGGTCAAGGGCGATAAGCTCATGGCCAAGGCCCTCCTTGTTCAGCAGCCCGACGCGAAGACCGTCGTGGTTGCACAGGTTGACGACGGCGATATGGCTGTCGAGGACTCGGCCAAGACCAACAAGTCCGCGAAGGGCGTTTCGCTCGATGAAGTCGAGAACATCGTTCGCTCTCGCATCGATGACGCTTTCGTCAAGTCCGGCAAGGCCGATCCCGTCGTCACCGGCGGCGAGTCGGTCGAGTATGCTGAGTACAACGCGAACGCTAACAAGGTGTTCAAGGATGCCAAGCACGCGGACCTGTTCCTCGCGGGCGTGATGCTCGGCAAGGACGTGACCAAGGGCATTGGTAACACCGAACACGGCCGCGAAGTGGTCAAGCGTTCGCTCGATACGCTGAAGCGTTTCGCCCCGAACGTCCACAAGGACTATTCGACCGGCGTTGGTTCACTCGACATCATGACCCTGCCGGGCGTGAATGCCGATGTGATCCGCTTGTTCAACGAGTTCGGCGACGTTGCCCCGATTGCTAACGTCGTGAGCCAGCCGAACGATCAGGAGATCAACCGTTGGCGGAACCTGACCGAGCGTCGCTCCGTGACGTACCCGAACGAGAACACCCAGCCAAGCTCTGCGGCTGACTCGGATTGGCGTTCGTACACGACCCGCCTGCGTATGGCCATGTCGCTGACCCGCGTTTCACTCTCGGCTAGCCGGTTCTCCCGTCTGTCGATTGCTGACGAGGTGGCCCGCGACTTCGCTCAGGACTTCGCTGCGGCGGAAGACGATGCTGCTCTCAACGGCACCGGCACCTCGGCCTATGGCGGCATGGTTGGCCTCGCTACGCAGTTCGGTGCGATTGGTTTCGGTACCGCTCGCGGTGCTGTCTCCGCTGGCACCAACTGGGCCGCGTACTCGCTGACCACGTTCCAGAATATCAAGGCACGTCTCCCGCGTTACGCTTACCGTCGCGGTGCTGGTCCGGTGTGGCTGACTACGCAGGAGTTCTACGAAGGCACGATGATGCCTCTGGCCCGTGCGGTTGGCGGTGTGACTGCTGAAGAGATCGCCAACTTCAATCAGGCCCGCTTCCTCGGTCATCCGGTTGTCACTACTCCGCTGATGAACACCAACAGCGACGTTACCGCCGCGACCATCGACGTGTACC